GTTACATTTTTTATTATAATAGGATCATCAGCTAATCCTTCTATTGTTATATCAACTAAATCGATTGTTGGTATTATTTCTATTATAGCTGGAGTTGTTAAATTACCATTTACATTTATATCTATAATTTTACTTGTGAATCTATCAATTTCTTCTGTTACTTCTTCTTTATATTCATATCCAATAAAATTTAATACTTTTTTATAAGCATATTTAGATTTAGTTTTTTCTGTATTAGTATCATTAAGAACAACGTTAAATAAATTTGTATATCCATCTAAATTTAAGGTAACTACTCCTAATAATTCACTAATTAAATTACTTATATTTTCTAATATTTCATCTCTAGAATTTCCCTTAAATAATAAGCATACATCTATATTCTTAAAAGAAATATTCCCATCTAAAAACATAGGTAATAATGCATTTATATTATATTCACTGTTATTGCTAATAGAAGAAGTAGAAATATCTACAGTTAACTGCTTAGCTCCATACTTTTTTATATCTAAACCATTTATCTTCATTATCTTCTACTCCTTCCAGCTAAGGCGAATTTATTATCTACCTTTTTATATGTGTAACTACTTATTTCCTCACTATCCATATAATTTTTTATTATTATAGTGTTAGAGCTTTCTGATCTAGTTTCATTTTTTACTATTTCTTGTATTTTTCTATACATTTCGTCAAGTGGCACTATTGCTTCAGCATTAGATCCTTGCCCATTGAATGCATCTCCAACCCCAATTCCATTTAATACAGTTGGTGATTTAAAAATACCTCCATTGTAATACCAATCTACTGAAACTTTAGGAATTGAAGGTGGTACTAAACTGAAACTACCAGTTATGCTGAAATGAGGTAATTTAAACATAGATTTAATACCATCCCATATACTTGTTATAGAATTAACTACACTTTTAAATGGAGATATTATCCCATCCCAAGCACTTTTAACACCATTAACAACATTATCCCATATAGAACTTATAGAACCAGTTAATCCATTCCATATAGACTTTATAGCATTACCAACACTTTCAAATATGTTTTTAAAGCCATTCCATATCGTTTTTATACTATTTACTATACTATTCCAAATACTAGATATGGTATTACATATCCCTTGCCATATAGTTTTAAAGAACTCACAAGTGGTATTCCAAAAATTTTTAATACCTTCTACTGCTGACTTCCATAATCCAGTAAACCAATCCCAACAACTTTTAAAAAATTCTACAGTTGTATTCCATGCTTGTTTTAATCCCTCAAACATGCTATAACATAGATTTCTAAACCATTCACACTTATTCCAAAGTACAACTAACGCTGCAACTAATGCTGTAATACCTATTATTATTAATGTTATTGGATTTAAACTCATAACAAGATTTAATGCTGCTTGGGCTGCACTCATTGCTGTAGTTGCTAATGTACTTGCCATAGTTGCTACTTTGTGTGCAATAAATTTAGTTGCACTTATACCAGCTTGTACTGCACTTTTTGCAAATTCTACTGATGCTTTACCTAAGTTTAAAGCAAAATTTCCTACTGCCTTTGCTCCATCTAGTGCCTTAGTACTAAAGTTTTTAATTGTTTCTATTGCATCACTACCAACCTTTTTTATATTCTTATAGGCTTTTACAGTATCGCTTATTCCTTTAGTTAATTTGCTAAATGCTCCTAATGCTACATTTAAAGTAATTACTCCTGCTCCAATTCCTGCAATAGTTTTTAATTGCTCCGAACTTAAATTACTTAACATTCCTGTTATTTTACTAAATCCTTCTGCAACCATGCTCGTTACTGGTGCTAATGTATCACCCATATTAATAGCACTATTTTTAACTTCATTTAACGATTGTTTTAACTTATTTCCAGTAGTATTATTAACTTTTTCAAATGCTGTATCTGTTGCACCTGCACTATTTTGCATATCACTTAATGTACTATTAAAAGCCTGTCCTGCATCAGTGGCTAATACTAAAGCGGCTTTCCCTGCTTCTGAACTGCTCCACAATTCACTCATAGCAAGTCCTGAATTATTTGCTTCTTGTTCAAGTATTGCCATGGCATCTCCAAGTGATACTCCACTTTCCATTAACTCTGCAAAAGATTTCCCTGTCTTTTCTTTTAATATACCTGCTACAGTACTACCACTATCTGATAATTCATTTAACATACTATTCATATAAGTTGTAGTTTCAGCTGTAGCAATACCCTTGGATGTCATTAATGCATATCCAGTACCTAATTGTTCAAGATTAACATTAACACTATTGGCTGTAGGTATTATCTTACCCATGGAGCTTGCTAGTTCTGCAACTGTTGTTTTACCCTTATTTTGCGTTTGCACAAGAATATCAGATACATTCGTTACTTCTGAAGCTTCTAAACCATATGCATTTAATATAGTTGTTAATATGTCCAATGATTGACCTGCTTCTGCAAACCCTGATTTTGCAAGCTTTGTTGATTCAGTTACAAAGTTAACTGCATCAGCAGTAGATTGACCTGCGGATATTGCATTATAAACATTATCAGCAATCTCATTCGCACTTATTCCAGTTTGATTAGATAAGTCTATAATAGATTTTTTCATGTCATCATAGCTTACTTCCGTTTCATCTGCTATAGTGCTAACTTTTGCCATACTATCTTCAAATGTAATACTTGCTGCAATACTTGCTGTACCAAGTCCTGCTATAGCGGTTGATACTGGCTTTAATTTATCACTAGCTTTTCCACTAACTTCAGATACTTTATCAAAGCTTTCTGCTAACTTATCAATTTTACTATTAGCAATTTCTTTATTTATATCTTCTAAAGCTTTTTGATTTTGAAGCATAGCCTTTTCAGTATTATTCATTTTAGTAGTAGCATTAACAAGCTGATTATTACTACTTTCTATGGCTTTTTCATTCTTAGCATATTCTTCTTTTAATCCCTTTAACTCGTCTCCTAATTTCTTAGTTTCTTCGCTATTCTTTCCTGTTGTCTTAATGCTCTCTTCATACTTTTTAGATACTTCTTCAATTTTTTTAGCTAATTCCGATTGTTTTTCCTTTTCCTTATCAATAGTAGAATTTATACTTAAAATTCTATCTTGATGTAATTTAAGCATTTGGGTTTGAGCTTGAATTTTAGCTGTTAGTTCTCTTTGTTTTACTGCTAATTGATCCTGTGCAGTACCAAATAATTTTGCTTTTTGAGAAGCGACCCCACATTCCGAACTTACTAACTTTAACTGTCTAGTAACTTCCTTCATTTGCTTTTGAAACTCGCTACTTGAAGCACCAATCTTAATACTTGCTCCTGCCATAATTCACCTCCTATACTTCAAATTCTCCTGGAGTATTATGCTCTATAGGACTTCTAACCATATCGAATTCTAAATAATCAATATAATCTACAATATCCATTTCCATGCACTCTAAATAACTCATTTTATGAACTCTCATGGCATATCTAAAAAGATAAAATAATATATCAACATATTTATTACTTTCTATTTCTTCATCTTTATAGCCATTTTCCATGTCATAATCATCAAAGGCGGAAGCTTCTTTTTCTATGCTCCCGCCATTTATTTTTTTATTAAGTTATCCATCTTCTTCGCTGTCTTATTTCCAATAAGTTCATTTAGCTTAATAAATGTAGGATATACATCTTCTAAATCCATACCATCTAATAACTGATCTACTGTAAACTTATCTCCATACATTTCACAAATGTACTCGCACATTAAATCATAATGTTCTTGGGTATAAATCTCCTTTTCAGAAGCTTCATTCATTACATCCTGAATCTCTAACATTCTTTTGAAGTGTCTTCCTCTCATTCTAACCGGTGAAAATTCCTTTTCCTTAACTTCTCCATTTTCAATAATCTCTAGTGTAATTTTCATAATCTCCTCCAAGTAAAAACCAGGACAATTTGTCCTGGTGATAATTGTTTTTTATTATTCATATGATGGATATTCTTGAACTTCAGCAAACCAATTTGTAATTGCTTCTGATGCAGTGGCATCTGATTCTAATAAGTTTGATTCATCTACTTGGATCGCATATAAATTTTTCTTCTTACCATCTATAGTATCCTCTTTACTTCTTGCATAGAAAGTCCCCTTTAATCCAGCAGTTTGTGTTTTAACCTTATCTTCTTGCGTTTCGTAGTTCAGATCAGGTCTTTCTAATTTACCACAATAATACCAAGTAAATTCATACTTACCATTTCTCTTCTTCGCTCTCCAACCTATAGCAATTTCTTTTGCTCCGTCTCCACTAGCTTTTAATAGAAATCCATTTTTATATAAATTTTCAAATAATAAAGCATAATCTTGTGGTGCTAAAGTATTGACATTGACCTCTAAATCAGTACCTTCATACTGTTCAACTATTTCCTCTACATTATCATCACTATATACCTTTTCTTGTGTAAACTTATCTGTTACCTTGGCACTTAATGCTCTTGCTAACTTCACTGGCGTACCAGTAGTATAAGTTTCACCATCATTTTTAGTAACTTCAGCTACATATATATCCTTTAAACCACATAATCTACTTCTAACTATATTATTTATTTCTGGCATATTACTCCTCCTCCAAATAATTAAATCTTAATGCTTTATGGTATATTTTGGTGTCAGTTTCAAAGAAATCTGCCCCGTCTAAATACCCAAAGTCATTTTTTATCATTAAATTTTTAATTTCTTTTTTCAATTTCCACTCATCATTTTTGCTCCAAATGTCAACTTGTACAGTATAAACTACGTCCTCGATTTCATCGTCAGAAACATTATTATTCCTGTCATTTAACAAGCAAAAAGTAACATGGGTATCGTTAATATTCCCATCATACCAGCCTTGGACAACTGTTATCCCTCTTTTAGATATATCCTCTAATGCTACTGCTATAATTTCTATAATATCCACTCTACTCACCTACTTTAACTTTGAAATTAAACTTTCATATTCACTTTGTGCTACTTTGCTAAAATAACCTTCTAACTCTTGTTTAGTACTCTCCATGTATGCAAATGGTTTGATTTTTGAAGTGCCCCATTCAGTGAATTTTACATAAAAATAAGGTGAGTTATCTGATTTTTCCCACCCTACTATTATGCTTTGATATCCATTTTTCTTTTTAACTCCATTCAATGGAACATTATCTGCAGAATGTTGTCCTGTTCTACTTCCTTTTCTACCACTAAGCATAGGATCATTGCTTCTTGGCATTTTACTTTTAGCTGTACTTTGTGCTTTTTTACCGCATTCTTTTAAAATCTTTTTATTAGATTTTTCTATTTCAGATTCACTTGCAATCATTTCTACTTCTTTAATAAGCTCATCTAAACCTTCAAACTTAATTATCATATCTATGTAACTCCATTGGCTTTAATAGTTACTATATCTTTAGAATTATTTTTAAAATCTATATAGTAAACTTCATAACTACAACCATCAAACTCAATAGTAAATCTTGCTTGTTTATTCACTATTTCCTCTCTCATTAATCGTATCTTCTCACAATATCTTAGTTCAAAGTTTAATGCATTTTGAAATTTAACATTAATGGCTTCATAAAGTTCTTTACCATATAAATCCTTAGGATTACACCAACAATAAAAATAATCTTCTGTTATTTCTTCCTGTCTTCCATTAGTTATCTTTTTAAATTTTCTTTTAATCATTATCTTAGCATTAAAAGTTCTTCTTAAATTTTTACTAACGTTATTATTCAGATGTATCATTTTTTCTCACCGCACTTTTTAACTGCAATCTTAATAATTCACTTCTAAAGTTAACTTTAAAATATTCAAAAGCATTATTATAAATATACCTACAACAATCTAATAGTAATTGCTTGTTTGAGGTATCAGCCTCAAAATCTAGGCTGATACCTGCTATATCATTTGATAAATAATCTTTTGATCTATTTATTATTCTTTTTAATTCAATATCTTCTTCATCCCAAGTTATCTTAAGGTAAGCTTTTAACTCCTCTAACTGTTCTAACTCTTCTATCATCATAATATATTACTTCGTTGCAGTTTTAGTTAATTTTTGAACTTGTGCAGTATCTGTGTTTAAGTTAGAAATATCGAATACTAAGAACGAATCATTATCCTTTGGAATACCATTTGCATATTGTTTTGTAATATAAACTCTTTCATCTTCTAAGAATTTATATTCATCTGAATATTCTATCTTACGAGTTGATCCAATTCCCATGAAGTAATCTTTTGCCATTCCTACAGCCATTTTACCTTTAGGCACTGCTACAGATTGAATAAACTTACCTGGTATTGGTAATACTCCATATACATATGTACCATTGGCAGTTAAAACAGTAGTTGCAGCAAATATCTTTTCCCAGTAATCAACTGGATTAACTAGCATAATTACAGATGGAACCGCTCTCTTACCACCTTTAGTTAATGGTGCCATTACATTTTCACCTAAAGTCTTTGCTGATAAATCTGCTAGTTCAACTGCTTCTTTATCTGGGTATACCCCCTCAACAACTGCTCCTTTTAAGTTTTTAATCATACCGATTGGTTGATCCTTCCCTGTTCCTGAAATTATTGCTGCTTCTAATGCTATTGAAATAGACTCCGATAATACAGCTCTAACATATCTATCTAACCATTCTGGGCCTAAATCAAGCATAGCCTTAGCAACTGGCATATATGCACTTAATTTATATAATCCAGTATCAACCTTATCAAATCCATGTTCTAATTCCTTTTTAATTGAATCAGTTAATTTTCCCCACCATGCACCTTCACAATCTGTAGTTCTTATTATCCATTCAGTTGTTGCAGTTGTATTTTGAAATGTTATCTCTGATAATAATGGATGATTTAATTCTAAATCTTCAAAAACTCTATCAAATATTGTCTTTGGCATTACTACAGTTAAATCTGCAAATCCTCTTTTTTCAATTACTTGTTTATAATATTCCCTTTCCTCTGAAGTTAACTGTGCTGATCCTCTACTTGCAAGTATATTTCTATCTGCCATTTCAGTATTCATCATGCTTCTAGCTTCTTTAATAACTCTATCTTGAATCCCTTGAGCCATTCTTACTAAAGCTTCTGTCATAGCTCCTTCATCATCATTAGATAGTGCCTCAGTTATTGCACTTCTTATTTCAGTATCATCTGTGTTATTATCTAAATTTCTAACCTTTGTATGTCCAAATAATTGCAGGTTCATTCCTACTTGTCCTAAATCTTTTTTATTTTTTAATATTGCCATTTATATATCCTCCTTATTATTTAAATGCATTAAAAAATGCTGACATTATGTCAACACTCCTTTTATTGATTTTATTTTTTTGTACTTTAGGGTTAACCTCTGGTTCTTTCTCCCTTGCTTCATCCGGCTTAATATCCTTTAATGATAAATCACTTCTTGCAGCTATTTCAGTATCTGCATATGCGGGTATAGGTGTTGCTGTAATTTCAAACAGTTCTACTTTTGTTATATCTCTATAGAAATTCCATTTTTCATCCCATCTTGTTTCTTCATCTTTAATATTAAACCCAAAAGAACAACCTCTAATAAGGCCATTTTTAACATTTTCTAATAAATCATTACCATCTGTAGTATTAGGAATTGTTAATTCAAATCTTAATCCCTTTTCATCTTCTTCAAGAGTTAAGTTTGAGTTGCTTCTTCCAACAACTTTGTTCCAGTCATGATTTATTAACATGAAAATATCATCAGCTCTTTCTTTAATAGTATCCTTAAAAGCTCCTGGCATTACTCTTTCATAGAACTTTTCACCCCACCTATCTCTAAGTAATGTGTAGTTCTCGTTAAATACTGCTGCATAACCTTCAAGTTTTCTTTCTTCAACATTAGTTGAACGTATCTCAAGATTTACCGTCCTTTTTTCCATCTTTTTCACCTCCCTTCAAGTTATCATTAATACTTAGTACAGATTGATAATTTTTTGTAACATAATGCTCATTTGCCCAATCTTCATCTATAGGCTCTTTACCTAACAGTTTCAAATTATCATTAACTGAATTAACTCCAATTCTAAATAATAAATCACCTGAACTACTCAATGACTTAATATCAACATCTTTAATTCTTTGAGTATCAATCTTCGTATAAGTTCTTTTTAAATACAAGCCTTTCCCATACATTTTTCTATTAATTTCACTTGTAATTAATTTTGCGATTGGATTAACACAAAATATTAAAAAATTATCTGTTTGCTCTTTAACTCCAGCAACATCACCTTTTATAAGCCCGACTGGTACATGGAAAGCAGCTGCTACAAAGTCTATAACATCATCTATTAACGCTTTAATATCTCTACTATTTTTAGCAGGTGTTTGATTTTGCTTTTCTTCATAATTCATACCTTCTTCTAAGTGAAGTACAGCATTAGGATTTTCAAAATACTTTTTAAATTTATTTTGAAATAAATCATCTAACTGCTCTTGTGCATCTTCTTGTTGTGAAAACATTGTATCCAAAGTTAATATACCCTTAGTTCCATTTGCTTTCTTATAACTTGCTACTGATGCAGATATAAGGTTTCCATACTCTGAATATAGTCCATCAATTAACTTTTTAATTGATTCATTATTTAGCTTTAAATAAAGAACCTCTGATTCAGTAAAATTTCTATTAAAAGCAAAATCTCTTACAACTACTCCCGAATATACATCCTCATACTTCATATAAATTTTAGGTGTAAATTCATCTGCTACAAATAATTCATCATCTTGTTGTATTATTAGGCATTCATTGTCATAAATTAATTTTGATACAACCTCATGCCAAAATTCAGTAGCATTTTGATTTTTGTTAGGTTCTACATTAAGTAAATAATAATTATTTTTCTTAACTTCTTTTCCATTTTCTAAAGTTTGAAACTCACTCATTACTAGTGCATTAGCAATTAATGAAATAACCGAATCTATTGCAAATTTTTTATAATAAAGCTGCAATGCAGTATTGCCATATCCAACAACTTCACTTCTAACTTTACCTTTAGAAAATCCCTTTACCCAATCCATTATTATCCCAACTTAATCACCTCCTTTCTAGTAAGCATAGCAACTTGTTTTAAGTCTTGTTACCTTAGCTTGTGGTATTTCACTATCTTTAGATAATGCATGAACAAAAGCAAAAAAGCCATCCGTTTTTCTTAGGATTGGCTCTATCTTCAAGAAACTTTTATTCCCTTTTTTATCTGTATCTACATACACATTATTTGTGTACCAACGCATCATAGGATCATCACCAAAAATTATATTCTCATCAGCAAATAATTTTTCTACTAATGGATGTATTTTATTATGAGTAATATATCCACTTCTCACTTGATCCAAAGGTAACCCATATTTTTTAAAACTATCTTCAAGTATAGTTTTTCTATAGCTATCAGCTACAATATTTATTATTTTATATGTCTTAGCTTTTTCTAAAAACCATTCAGCTATTTTATCCGGATTTATTGTATCTTCATAAATTATAGTACATAACCCTTTTTTTAAAGCTAAATCAATATCAAACTTTATTTTCCTATTTTTAATATTTAAAGCTTTATGACATATAAAGGTGTGGTGTAACCAAACTCTCTTTTCTCCAAACTTAAATAATAAACCACATCCAGCAAAATCTCGAATTGATGCATAGTCAATAGCTCCAATACAATATGCTCCCTTTATACTTGGTATAGGTTGATTAGTTGCAAGTATCTTGTCCCATTCTGCTACTGCGGTATATGTTTCTTGTGCTGGTAAATTCATTCTTTTAGTCATAAATTCAATTGCTAATTGTGGTTGATGTTGCATATCTTCATATTCTTGCTCCATTTCAACCTGAAGGTGCTTAAAATATCTTAAACTAGGATTTGCTTTTTCCCACATCTTTTTATCATGGACTTCTGATTCATTTTCCAGTCTAAAAAGCATAGGAAATAATCTCATTTTCTTATTTTCACCTTTGAGAATTGCTTTAGATAACTCTAAATAGTCATCTAATGGCCCTCCTCTTACATTCCCATTTGTAGTTATAAAAAATGTTCTTGAATGTTGTTTTTTACCTAATGCTGATTTAAATACTTTAATTTGTGAATAATCTTCAAATTCATGTATTTCATCAAATATTATACATGCTGGTCTTAATCCATCTTTTGTTCTAGCATTAGAAGTATTATATTTTATATAAGATTTAGTCTTCTTAAATATAATTTTCTCTTTGGTGTAATAAAAATGCTTTTGTAACTTTTTATTATCATCAATAATATTGTATACATCATCAAAAGACGTTTTTGCTTGGTCTTCTGAATTTGCCACAATATCAACATTATATTCTCTAATTCCATGAAACGAAGTTGTAAAATACCAAGATAAAGGACTTATAAAACCATTTTTACCAGCACCTCTACCCATAAGTAAAAGAAATGTATTCCAAACTACAGTTCCATCATCATAATAACAATGAGCACATCCTAAAACAAATTTCTCCCATGGCAAAAGCTCATATGGGAAATACTCATGTATCTTTTTAATAGCCATATCAATTTTATCTGAATCAACCCAAACGTTAGGTTGTGATAATTTTTCTTTTACTAAAGCTATTAAGTCTTTAATATCCTGATTAGTTAATATAGCTCCACTTTCAACTAAATTTATATATTCATCAATATGTTTGTTATAATTCATCTTCATCATCTACCTTAGGAGATGGTTTTAGATTTAAATCATTTAATATTTTTAACATTTGAGTATTAACTTTTACAAGTTCTGATACCGAATCATTCTTCTTATATCCAGTTTGCTTGCCATTCTCCCATAAAACAGTCACTCCTCTGTCTCTTATATCTTGAATAAGCCTATTTTTTATATCCCATAAAGACATATAATCATCAACTAAATCAATATATCTCTTTTCTTCAGTTTCATTTATTGATAATTGCAGCAATAAGTCCTCTTTAATTTCCTTATATAAATTATTTCCCAACTCTTGCAACTCTTTTTTATTGCAACCCTTTTTGGGTATGCAATCTCTAGTCCATTTATATCTTCTTTTCCATGATTTTAAAGTGTTAATAGGAACATCATATTTTTCAGAAATCTCTCTATATGTTTTACCTAAAAGATACTCTTTATGGGCTTTTTCACTTATTGCTAATTTTTCAATCTCATTCAATTCCATCACCTCATTTCACGTTAAAATATGGGTAATGCACCTGCAACTTTTTCATAGTTGCTCCCCCCCTCATGCGACTTTCTAAAAAAATCTTTCTTGCAAACTCCAACCCCGACGAATCAAAGCCTGAAAAATAGCCGTTTTTATTCAATGGGGGGCTATGCAACCACCTACCACCGTTCTGCTATTTCTATCTTTTTACGTTTAACTCCTCTAAATAGCTTTTCAGGATGCTCAACATTATGACATGAGTTGCATAAGCTTATTAGGTTATTAATATCTAGTGCTAATTCTGGATTAGTTTTTAAATGCTTTATATGATGTACACATTGTGCTGATGATACTCTTCCTTCATGCTTACATTTCTGACACTCATTATTATCCCTTCTTAAAGCCTTTGCTCTCTGTTCTAGCCATTCACTAGACTTATAAAATCTATCAAGGTTTCCACTTGCTATTATCTCTACTATCTTAAATATATCCATATAGCTCATTTCCTCCCCATTTTATAAACATAATTCATATTGTGTTAACTTTTTAAAACTCTATTAAATGCTTTTATTTTTCTTACTTTAAAACACTTTTCATTTTTATATAATTAACGTTACCTCAATATGTTTACTATTACTCTAAATAAAAAGATTTTTAGATCCTAAAATCTCTTCTTGCTTTATTCATTGTATCTTGTGTTATTCCAATATATTTTAAAGTAATACTTTCTTTAGAATGATTAAACATCTGCATCAGAGTTGCTATATCTCCAGTCTGTTTATAGTAATGAAAACCAAATGTTTTTCTTAAGGTATGTGTTCCTAAGTTTTCAATACCAAATCTCTCACCTATATTCTTCATAATCTTCCATGCCTGTTCTCTTCCTATAGGTTTATTGATGTTAGTTTTTCTAAATAGATATTCTTCATCATCCATTTCTAAGCAATACTCTTTGTATACTGTTCTTAATATTGGACTAATCTCTATTATATTTCTTTTATCAGTTTTCTTCTCTCTAATATCAATGTACTTCTTGTTTTTAACATCCTTAACTTTAAGCTTTAAAATGTCTGATATTCTTAAGCCTGTATATGTTCCAGTCATAACTAAAACATAATTTCTCATGTTTTCTCTTTTTAAAGTAGCTTGAATATCATGAAATACATCTGCATCTCTGATAGGCTCAACAAAATTCATTGCCTCACCCGCCTTATAGCTCCACCAGTTCTTCTATAAGAACTATGTCTCATTAACTCCTCATAATCTCTTTCAGTAAGCTTTTCTTTAGAGTGCTTCTTTCTATTAGGATTCAGCTTACTATAAGTATCTGGTTGAGTTCTTTTTACTATATCTTTTATTTTCACACTCTCACCTTCTTCTTTCTAAAAATAAAAGCACTCAAGAATTACTCTCAAGTGCTTTTTTATTGAAAGGGGATTTTTATTTAATTTTATATTTATAACATCTTACATCTATTGTATTATAAATTCTTTCCACTTTCCACTTTTTTGTTTCGTTTTTGTCTTTAATTTTTCTTTTTTTCTTTTTTTACAAATATCCTAAAGAAATTGCAATTTTTCTTAATGAATCATTCTTAATCTTATAGAATTTTGCCTTACTCATACACATATTATATATTATTTGCTGATTAGTATAAGTATTTCTAAAATAACATTCTTCAACTATTTCTTTCTCTGTTATATCTAATAAGTCTAAAGCTCTTGTAATTTTATCTACTTTCTTTTTATTATATTCTTCATCAATTACACAGCTTTCAACAAAGCTACCTTTCATTGTACTAGGATGTTTAACATCTTTAACAATTTCATAATTAGTCGGATAACCAAGTCCTCCAGCATCTACTGCAATTAATAAAAATGGATATTCTCTCAAATCATTTTCTACTCTCTTTTTTATATTTATATTCATTTCATCACCTCATATTTTTTTGATATTTTCACACATATAATCAACTGTAAAATTGTTATTATTATATCTACTATAAAGAATATTGATATTAGCTTGTCCATTCGCTACCCCTTCTTTTATGAAACTAATTTTCTATATGAATGCTCAACTTCAGTTTGAGCTACTTTCGCATATACCCTTAATGTTAATCCAACATCATTATGTCCTAAAATTTGTTGTATGCATTCTGGAGCCATTCCACTTCTTAAAGCAAATGTAGCCATTGTATGCCTAAATGTATGTGGTGTTATATTCATTTCTATATTAGCCATCTTTTGCATTTTATTTACAATTACCTGATAACCACGATTATTTAATTTTTTATAAGGCTCTGTATTAATTGATTTTTTATTTGGAGCTTTTGAAGAACAGAATAAATATTCACTAATTATTCCTTTACCTTCTCTTTCTTTTAAGTAATTAATAATAGCTCTCTTGCATCTTTCTGTAAAATAAACTCTTCTTTCTTTATTTCCCTTACCGATTACAAGTAAAGTTTTATTTTGAAAATCTATATCACTAATTTTTACATTACTAACTTCTCCAACTCTACATCCTGTGCTTAAAAAGAACTCCAATATTGCTCTATCCCTTCTACTAAGCATACAATCTCTTAACATTTCAACTTGCTCTTCGTTAAGTGGTTTCTTTTCTCTTTTTGGTTCTTTTACTGGTTTTATCGAAGAACATGGATTTTTTATTATAAACTCTTCATTTTGAAGCCATGAGAAGAATAACTTAATAGGTGTCATAAATGTATTCATACCTGCTGGACCTTTAGTATTACTTTCTGAATACATAAACATCTTTATATCTGCAGCAGTTATCATAGAAACTGGCTTGTTAAAAAAGTTGCACAATTTTCTAAGATTATAGTTATAATTCTTTAAAGTAGTTGCTGATAATCCTTCAAGCTTTTTTGTTGCTAAAAAATAATTAACTTTATCTTCAAGATCACTTGTTACTAATGCTGTTTCTTTTGTAGTAACTTCATAACCATATAAAACTTCTTCAACTAATCTTTTAACTTTTAATTGCCTAGGTAAGTCAACCTCTAATTCTTTAAATTCCATAGTTAATTTCCCTATTAATTTTATAGTCACTTCTTCATTGCAATTTCTATAGTTTAAATTTTCCATGCTCTTCTCCTCCTTATTCACTAATTGAATTTGATTATCTTATGAGAATAGAAGCATATAACATTATCTGTATTTTCTTCTATTCTCTATCTATCTATTTAAGTTATTCGTTAATATTTTTGTAAAAATCCTATTAGATATATTTCATTATCTTTTTGAATTGTTCGCTAATCTATTTTGCTTTCTATATTGAATTGCAAGTCTTGAAGTTGAATATAATCTAATCTAGCTAATTCTCTTTTATCTCCATGTTCATTAACTTCAATTAACTTATACATCGTTTCTCCTACGTGATTTTTAAAAGTTTCAATTATATATTCTTCCATAACTATCTCCTTCACAATAATTTCAAATTATTCATAACTATTTAATAATTCATTTTAACTTCTATCGCAAACATTGCTCTCCAAATCCTTGCTTTTCAATAATAGTAAGCATTAAATTAATATCTAATCTTTGCTTCTTCCTCTCTATAGCTTTTGGTGTTCTGTTTAATTCTACCGCTAACTCTTTATTACACTTTTCTTTATTTTTAAATAAATATAATTCTTCTTGCATTGTCCATAGTCTAGTTTTAAATTCTACATTTGGATTTGCTTTTAATACTCGTATTTTTTCTATAATTGTAAGCTCGCTTTTATTTAATTTCTTAGCTATAAAATCACTTGAATATCCTTTTAAAAATAATTCCTTAAGTTCATTATTTTCTTCTTTACTCCAAGCTATTTTATTATTTCTTGGTATTGGTCTATATGGGCAATTAAGTCTTTGTAATCTCTTTCTTATAGCTGGTTCAGTTCTATTAAACTCTTTAGCTAAATCTGCCCATGTGTATCTATAGCTTTTAACTTTAGCTATTAATAAATTATCTTCTTCCTTGGTCCATAATCTATTATTATTTACAACCTTTAAATTACTTTTGTCTAAAATACGTTTTTCCTTAACCCATGCTGGCTCTTTCCCAAGTGAGTTTTCTTCTAACTTATTAAACTTTACTATGTCTTTATTTTCTTCTGCCCACTTCCAAAACTCATCAATATTTATAACTTTATATGCATGTTTTAATTTCTTCTTAGTTTTAATAGGACATCCATATCTAGTGTATCTCTCTAAAACCCATGTATATGAATCCTTATATCCTAATTCCTTAATTAACTGATTAAAAGTTATATACTTTCCTGAATCAAGATGATCCCCTAATCCTAACTTTACTGCTTTTGCTTTTACAGCACTTATTGTTCTATTAAGACTTTTAGCTATTGCTGGAATGCTTTTATATCCCCAATTGTCTTCTAGAAATTCAATCTCTTCTTTATTCCACCATTTTCCCATAACATCACCTCTTAAAAGGGGCTATACACCCCTGTTAATTACATAAATTGCTCAATAACTTTTATAGTTTCATTCTCTCTATCAGTTATATTTCTCATTTTTGATTTAAGAGTTTCAATCTCTTTTGCTATAACTTCTCTCTCCTTACTTGCCCAATCCTTAACTTCACCTGAATTGCTAAAAGCTAAATCTCCATCTTTAACTGAAACAACATTTTTTTCAACGTGATATTCTCCAAACTTTCCTCTTAAATCTACGATTCTAATTTCTTTAACTACTTCAAATTCAACTTCTTGTTTAGGTTCTTCTTTAACTACTTCCTGATCTGCAATTTCATCCTCAAATATATAGTCTAAGGCATCTTCTATTTCTTTATCTGGTTCTCCCATAATATCCTTAATTTTATTTACAACATCTTTTGCCTTTTGCTCATCTTTAATAATTGCCTTAGTCTTTTTAAATGCATTTGTTAACATAGCTGTACTTAAATCTCTAAATTCTTCTTGTAACATCTTAATGCTAACTTTTTGGTTGTATCCATCATTTATAATCTCCCTTATTCTCTTTTCAACTTCTGGTCCCATTTTATCAATTTTCTTCATTGCCATATCGTAACTTCCTCCAAAACTTTCTTTTAATTTTTTCATCTTCTCAGCATCATTCATCATAAGCTCTGCACTTGTATCTATTATTCTTTCAATATCTGCCCATTCTAAGTTTTCAAATTCTTGAATTATTGCTGCACTAAAACATCTATCTATAGCTTGTATTAAAGCACCATTTTCTTTTTTAGCCTCAATTTTTACAAGGCTATCTATTAATACTTGCTTTGCTGGAGGCAATGACTTAAGCCATGCCATTGCCTCAACCTTCTTATTAGTTTCTTTCTTCTTTTCCTTTTCTTTAGCTCTTCTTTCAGCTCTATTCATAACTTCCTCCTAAAATGGCATGTCCCCATCATCTACTGGAGTCATATCTCCAAATCCCATATCCGAATTATCTGTTTGTTGATTCCATGTTCCTGCATTATCTGAATTACTACTGCTGCTGCTATTTCCTATAAATTCAAATCCATCTAACACAACATCAGTAGTATATCTTTTTTCTCCTGAATTACTTTCATAGCTTCCTGTTCTTATACTTCCAGTAACAGCTACTTGTCTACCTTTAAGAACATATTGAGCTATAGTTTCCCCTATCTTTCCAAATGCCACACAATTAATGAAATCTGCTTCATCTTTCTTAAATGCTCTTTGTACTGCTAATGTAAATCTGCATACTGCAGTTCCTGTTCCTGGTGCATATCTTAATTCTGGACTTTTAGTTGTTCTCCCAATAAGTGTTACTTTATTCATTTTTATCTCCTCTTTCTTTGCTTAATAATTTTGCTACTGCCTTCATAGCTTCTGTAACTGATAATCCCTTAAAATAATAGTATTCTGTTAAGTTACAAAAAGCTTTTTCAATAGTTCCCATTACTCCAATATCCTTTTTTCTAATTTTTTTCTGATTCTTGGCTTTTTAGTTCTAAGTAAAATTCTTACTAAATTCCATTTTTCTTTTTCAGCTACTGCTGTATAAACATAATATTTTTCAATTTTATTTAATCTTTTTAATCCTGAAATATTTTTTCTTGAATATAAATCAATATTTGCTAGTTCTACTGCATCAATAAACTTTTCTTCTGAAATAACTTCTGGATCATCAAATGGTACTGAAATATTTGATTCAAAGACAAACTCTTGATTTTGAGTACCTTTAAACTTAAATTTTATTTTTTCTACAACATTGTTAATCATTTTTACTAACATTCTCCCTAACCCTCATTTCAATAAACTTTTTGCACTTCCATTGCCTCTCATTTATCAATTTGTAGTTATGCTTCCAAAGTTGAAGCTTAAGATCTATTCCTTCCTTTGCTAACATCACTAATCCAGTTATACATATTTGAATTACATCTAATAATTCTTGTGCTAATAAAATTCTATGTTTTTGAGCCTTTTCACCATAGTTCTTATAAACTCTGATTTTCTCTATTTCAATTTCACTTTCTTTTACTTCCTGCAATAATAAATTTCTAAACTCTATTAAAGTTAAATCTTTATTATCTAATCCAAGCTTTTCTGATTTATCTAATAAATATATCTTCAAATCCATTTTCTAACCTCTCAATCTATAATTATTTTCTTGTCCTTTAACCTCAACAATGAATCCTTTTGACATTTCATAAATTCTACTTCCAATTGCTTCATCAAAGCTTAACATTTCCTCAACTAAATATTCTGTACTGCATATGATTGGCAATTTATTAATATATCTATGGTTGATTATTTCAAACATTATGTTAATATCAGTTTCATTTACTTTCCCTTTAAATAAATCATCTATTAAAAGTATTTCTGCCATCTGGTACTTACCAACTAAATTCTTATAATATTCTTTATCTAGAATATTCTGCTTTAATTTAGTAATCACACTTCTATATGGCATGTACACAACCTTTTTATTATCTTTTTTAATGAAATTATTAGCTAAAGCTATACTTAAGTGAGTTTTTCCTGCTCCTGGTTGTCCACAAAACAATATTGAATTATGCTTGGTCTTTTCTATTTCTTTAAATCTTAAATAATAATTAGTTGTTACACCTTTCATTCTCTTAGTTAAATCATTCCAAGGTTCATAGCTTTTAAATGTCTTGTCCAAATCATCTGTTTTAAGTCCTGAAGCTTCCCATTGCTCTCTAACTTTTATAATTTCATAGCATTTGCATCTTTCTACTACTTTCCCATTACTATCAAGTATCCATGTAGTATCCTTACACTTATCACAGTTATATGAGTTCTGCTGCTCTTCTTCTGTCTTCGTCACTAAGTTCCCCGTATTGGCTTTCTGTGTTGACATTGAAGCTTTTCTTATCCTTTCGAGAACTCCATCTATTACCACATTTCCCGTTACTATATTGTCCATTTTTTACCTCCTTCTGATTTAAATACCCTTCAAATTTTGTACCAAATAGTGTTTCAGGTCTTAAATACTTTTCCATATCTGTATCGGCCCATTCCTTGACTTTATTATCAATAACCTTAATAAAATCATCTTCAGTAAATCCTTCATTAAGCCTTGCTTTAATTAAAGTTTTTGTTTTCTTATTATTAACTCTATATCTAGTGTTAGCTTGTTTGTTTAGATAATTAATAATTGAACTATATATATTAATATCTATTTCTTCTTCTTCTTCTCTTTCTTCTTCTATTGCGTTACATTGCGTTACTTCGTAACGACCTGTAACGTTACTTAACGTTGCAAACTTAGATAATTTAAGATTATTTAAAACTAAATCATCAATAATTCTTTCTCTATTTTTATTTAAGAAATCAACTAAAGGTTTATCGTTTTTAATTCTGTTACAATCTATACAGCAAGGAACTTTATTTTCATCAATATCCTTCCCACCTTTAGAAATTGCAATTATATGATCATATCCAGTTGCAGGTTTACCACAATATTGACATGACATACTCTCCATCAACGCTTTTTGTTTCGTTCTATATTTTTCAACCCTTTTCCTAGTTTGCTCTCTAATTCTATCTAATCCATCTATATTTTGATGTTCTTCCCATCCTGCTATCTTAATAATATGGTCCTCTAATTGAATCATATTTAACTTTGCAAATGTACCTAAAGCCAGCTCTATTAAATATGAATCATATCCAAATTCAGCTGCTAACATTTGTGGCGTATATGGAATATTTTCAGTTAAGAAAATAAAACCATTAGCATTACACTTTCCTGCTTTAGATAAAAGCATTACCCATATTAGAACCATATTATTACCTTCCGGTAATGTTCTGATATATTTTATTTTTGAATTATCAAACATCGCTGTATGAAGTTTAATCCATTTTACCTCTGCCATTTTCTTTTCCTTTCTGTTATAATAAAAATGATTTTTTTCTTTTGGACTTACCTTTAGTTTGGTCGCTTGGGTATGTCCATTTTTTCTTTATCTCCTAAAATTCCATAAAACTTTAGTATTGATATTATAAAAAACAAAAGCACTTGGAGTTTCTCTTTCAATTAAAAACTCTCTAGGATCTAATCCCTCATTCATTAAGAATTTCTTTTGCTCAAGAGTTAATTTCTTTAATTGATTCATATCTAATCTTTTAATTACATTTACAGTATTATTTAATACATTCAATATCTTAGTATCTGTATATTCAATTCCTAAATCTTTTCCGAACTCAATATCATCTTTAACAACTTTAAGTAATAATTCATATTCCTTATATGTTAATTCTTGATGTAATTCTATTAATTTCTTAAATAACATTTATTCCACCTCACACCCTTTTAACTCTTGTCTTAAATAATTAAGATGCTCTGTATAAATATTTTTAAGTATTTCTCCACAATCATCACAAAATACATAACTTTCTAACTTGCATATGCTTTCTTCCAGAAGTTCTTTTCTAGTCTTAATTCCTTTTTCCATGACTACCTCCTAATTCTCTTAATAAACTTTCCTACTCCATCTAAAATATATGTAATTATAAGCATTAACCCAATAATTATTATTAAAACTAAGGGCATTACAAAGGTGCATATGCCCCATATATTTAATCCTTCCATATATCCTCCTATTAAATTTCCTTAAGTAATCTTTCTATGATATAAGCTTGTCCTTTTCCGGTAACTCTTGTAGTTCTATAAGTAAACACTTTTCCTTTAGTTTCTTTAGTACCTTCATTAACTTCAAAATATCCTTTGTCAATTCCACATTGCTTTGGTTCTGTTGAGTTCTTAAAAATCAATCCCCATTCTCTAAGCTTGGACCATAATCTTTTTTCACCTATTACTACATCTGCTTTAGATGCAACCTTGGCAACTTCTCTAACTAATAAAGTATTTTCTGATGCTGCTAACTGATTAATAAATCTATTCTTTTGATTTAATTCTTCTGATATAACTTTTATCTCTTGCTCCTTAGCTTTCAACAATTCATCTTTCTTATTAAGTGTTCTATGTGCTATTTCTAAAGCTTTTGCCATAATTGAAGCTTCATCATCTTCTTCGCTTATCGGAACATATCCTCCAGTTTTTCTTATCTGTGGTAATACTTCTGATGTAATCCATCTTCTAAATTTCTTTGCTCCTGGTAACTTACTACTTAATACTAATGAGTAAAGTCCACTTTCATTTATTAACACTGGCATTTGTTTCCTTCCCATGGAGTCGCAAATCGCTACCCCATCTCTTAACAACTTATCCTCTACATCTACATGTTTGCTTAATGCATCTCTTGTATTTTTATATCCTAAAGCTTCTGCAACATCCTTACCAACTAACCAACCTTCTCCATTAATCTCTACTGCTCTAACTTCAAGGTTTAGTTCTTTATTAACAAATAATTGAACGCCTTCTTTATGTTTGTGCTTTATGTTTTCCATTTATTTTCCTCCATATTATTTATTATGTTTACTTAACTCTTATAGGCTTTTCAGCCTTTTATCATCTGTTACAATTCATCCTTGTCTAACTTTTCTAATTTATCTATAAATACTCCTAGTTCTTGATGACTTAACTTTTCAGCAACTATATCAGCCATTACTTCAGCAAACTTTTCTTCTAATGCTGTCATATCAGTTGGTAATATTAAAGTTACTGTATATTCATTTTTTCTCCCCATATTCTCCTCCTAAATTTGAGTTTTTAAAAACTTTATATGTTCTTCATAAATTTTTCTTACTGTCTCATTTCTCTGGTGTAATATAAGTCTTTTAAGTTCTCTTATTCTTCCCTCTATGCTCATATTTCTAAGCTCCTAACCATGCTATTCCTAAAGGCAATTGTTCTTCTTCGATTACTTCTTCTTGCTTATCCCAACCTAACAATTTCTTTTCTAATGAATCATAGTCATATTCTCTAGCTTTAAAATTGTTAAATTTAAAAGGATTTATTCCATCGACTAAATATTTTGATTTAGTCTTTGCTCTTTCTATTGCTCCAATAAGATAAGTAGCATTTACTTTATCTACAGTTATACTTTCAATTGCATTTTCTAAAACACCTTTTTCAGTATTATTAATCACTTCTTTTTGCTTTTTAGATAATATAATTCCTTTGAATTTGTCTAATATAAGCTTAATCTTGTCAGATTGGCTCTCATTTTCTTTTAAAACTTCTTCAACATCTATTTGCCCTTCTAAAGGTAAATTGCCGTTAGAATCAACGTGAGCCTTATTTGTTGAAGTCTTTTTCTTTTCTGTAATAATAAATTGATTTATATTTTCTATAAAATATCTATTATTATCTTT